CAAAGAACGTGCTTCATCCAAAGCAGCGATTGTTTTATCAAGTCCTGCAATTTCGCTTTTAATTTCATCAAATCGAGTCGATTCTTGGTCAGTTAGTGCGCGCGTTTCTTCTTTGGCACCCTTTAGTAAATTGTCCATTTCATCTAACAAATTGTTGCGTTGCTCAACTAGTGTTGGCATAGATCGCGTTTCAATAAATTTCTTAATATCTTTTTTCATGTTAGTTTCCACCTTTCAATTTTAAAAGCTCAATTTGTTTTTCATACAATGAGTAATCAATATCTTTTTTAGAACGTGTTTCTTCTGAACGATTTTCAATTTCGGCTTTAAAATCTGCTCCGCGAGTTTCTGAAATTGCCTGTTCTTCCCCGCGAGCTTCAATTGAAGTAGCAACATAAGCTGGCGTTTTATCTAAAATAGACACCTCTAAAAGCTCGATGTCTTCTAAAGTCCGTTTCTGAATGCCATCTTCTCCGTCTTCCCACGATGGTTTGTTATCAACAAAACCAAATGACCAGCCTTTTAGTTTGCCGTCTTTCGCCTTTTGAATGATTTCTTCATCAGATACATGAGCAATAGCACGTAAGCCGATGTTATCCTCATACAATTGCAAATTGCCCTCTTGTAATGATCCAAGCTTACGGTTTTTGTCGTGATTGAATAATAGATCAACGTTTTCAGCCTTATCCAAAGCTCTTTCGAACGTTTTAGCACGAATTTTTTCTTTAAAACGGCCTCTTGGTGAAGGTAAAACACGACTTTCACGCTCAACAGCATTTACGTAACCATCAAGCAACACTTGATTTTCTCTAATTTCAATCCTCAATTTCTTCACCTCCCTTCTCGGATACCTGGCCACCTTCTGAAATATCAGCGGTTTTATTTGTATTTGGCGTGTAAATTGTCTTTGTTTTTGGATCGTATAAGACATCTTGCAAGCCCAGCTTAATGAAATCTAAACCAAGTGGAGGCTGATCTTCTAAATATCGAACCTCATCAATCTGCATCCAGCCAGTTTTAATAGCAATTTCATACGCTTTATAGCGTTTTTCAATGTCGCCTTTGATTAGCTCTTTCATATCAAAAGCAAAATAAAAAGACTGCTCTTTTTCCGATGGAAGAAGCAAGTCCTTGTTCAATGCCGTTTCAATTGCTCGAATAATCGGCAGTATGCAATTTTTAATAAAGTTTGTATGCACTTCTTCATTGGCGGAGCCATTCAAAATGCTATCAGGTACTTTAAAGAGTTTATTTATTTCGCTTGAATTGGTCTTTTTGTTTTCGTTCAGCTGCATTTCAACCGATGTACTCGACGCCTCTTTGAAATCTAAGCCATTATTTAATACAACAATATTCTCTGTATTGTTCTTGTATAAATTGTTCCAGGCTTCTTTCAATTCCTTGATTGCATCCTTTGACAATCGGCCCAATGACTTTAAGAAACCTTTTTTATTACCACCCGTTTTCACAAGTGATTCCTCAAAAACAAGCGTATTGTACGCAACTGATAAAATCTTATTGTGATCCTTAATAATGCCATTGCCTGTTACACCGTCTTTTGAATTTCGAGCAATTTTTATAAATTCAAACTCCCGATAGTTCACTCCATTGACGGAAATATCATAGCTTTTAAATATTGGATCAACACCAACTAGTACAGATACATTTCGATTTTCTACATAGTGAATACTTTCAACGTTATTTCTTTTTCGGTTGATAAATGCGTAACCTGCACCTTCCAATAAATAATCAGTTACTAAAGCTTTTTTAAACTGGTAGCCATCTAACGTATCAAGTGTCTCGTCATTTAGTAGAAAAACACGTTTATCTTTTTCAATTTCTTCGACTTTACCACTGCTTTCTATGTGCAATTTGATAGGTAAAGTTGCAATAATATCTGAAATCAAATCTACACAGGTGCCAACACTAGGTATACTTAACGCTTGTTCCTTTGTTAAAACAGCATCCGTTAACCCTGCTTGCAGCAACAATTCATCCATTCCACTTTCACGAAACTCCTGAATACGTTTATAATCGCGCCATTCACGCCACTCTCTAATTAATCCCACAATCTCACCTCCTTAAATGACTTGTGCGCTCCAATCAGCATCAGGATTAAAGATGACATCATGCTGCAGTAGATAGATTGCATTGATTAGGCTTACGACCATATCAACTTTGCCAGTGGATTTTTTCTTATTCACATATATATTTTTATTTGTGTCCTCTGTGACTTTTGCATTTTGGAAATTTTCTTCTAGCAATTCATTTTCAGTGTAATGGAACTCTCTGTTCATAATCTTTTCTCGTAATAGCTTTGTAGCTGGATGCAATACGCTTGAATGTTGTTTTACTTCCACAGTGACTAGACCTTCCTTTTCAAGCTTTTGAGCTGTAGAAAGGCAGTTATATCGGTCATATGCTACACCCATAACAATGACGTTGAATTTTTCTTCTACTTCCAAAATCATTTGTTCAATAAAGCCATAATCCACCGTCATATCACCACAAGAAAAACACTTCCCTGATTTAATGTGATCGTAGTAATTAATCTTTTCCACTCGGTTTTTATCAGGGATACGCTCGGTTGGTACAAACGCATAGGAATCAGCGTATATTTGCATGTCTTCCTCTGTCACCATCGAGAATGAGCAGTTATCATTTGTCATTGCTAAGTCTAAACCTAACCATACTTGACGACCTGACCAATCGAAATCATCCATTTTACATTTCCGCAAGTCTTCCACATTTACATATGCTTCACCACTATTAGAAGGTAAAAAGTGATTCATATGTTTACATAGATATTCCTCACGCTCTGAGGGCTTTTCTATGGCTGATTTACGGCTATCTCGTATCTCGTTATAGTTTTCCTCAACTCTCAATGGATTCGCTTGTAATAGCCCTGTATCGTCCCATAAATGCTCGTCCTCAGCATAATAAAGCAGTGCAAACATACGATCATCTTCAATAAATCCATTAAAGACTTTCTTTGTATACGCCAATTCTTCCAGCATGATCGATTTATCCTCAGCATAGGCCGTTGTTAATTTAAAACGTAATGGATTTTTAACATTTAATTGTCCCGATTTCATGGCATTTATATTCTTGTAATCCTTAAATGCGCCCACTTCATCGGCTATAAAAGCAGATGGACGAATCGAGTTATTTCTATTTGCCTCTGCAGTACGTGCCTGATAAAAACTATTTGTTAAAGTACATACAATTTTTCCACTTAACGTTTTTGGAATCACAAAGTATTTAGCAACACCTGGGCTGGCCATGATAATTTGAGTCATAGCCTTTTTAACTTCACCTGCAAGCTCTCGGTCCAAACAGATAGAATAAAACTCCGAATAATCATCCTCAGTTAGCATTAGGATAATGATGATTAAGGCACAAATGAACGTCTTCGCATTCTTACGAGGAATAAACAGCGTAATATCACGGTATCTAAACTTTTCTTTATCGTTTTTAAATCGCCAACCGAATATATTGACAAGAAAAAAAGCCTGGAATCCTTCCAAGCCTTCTAAGATTGTTTTCCCTGCTACACCTAAACCTGTAGCAAAATTAAGTAATTCTAATAGACCTTCTATCTTTTCTATTTCTTCCATGTCGAAATAGTAATCAAAATCATCTTCATACTGCTTTTCTAAGTCCTTTAGGAACCAATTACACTGAATAATGACCTCTTTTGTTGTAATTTCCTTGCCTTTTACAACCCTTTCAGCGTAATTTACTGCCTTTTCAAATATCATTTTTTTCCACCACTCAATACTTTTAACAGTGGATCGTCTTCTTCCACTCGCACTTGGAAATTAATATTTCCTAGCTTTGCTCGGCTTTGTGGCGACAGGCTTAATTCATTACAACAACGGAAAAACTCTTTTGAATACTTATCTTTAGCACTCAATAAGTTGCGGTCTAAAAGTCGCTCAATATCCTTGTTAATAATTCGTTCAATTTGTTGCACTCGGTCAATGGCTACCGCACAGGTACTTAATATATAAATATCAAGATTCCCAAGAATCCCACTTGCTTGTAATTCCTTCACAATGAAATTGAAAATTTTCTTTTGCCTTGCATTCAAATGTGTAGGAGGCAGGATTTCATCGGCAGCCCCTTTTAATTTTTCTTCTGTTTGAGTACGAATAGCGATTTCTTCCTTCGTTAAATTCTTA